AAACAAGAATAATCATGAGTTGCTAGTTCTTCCAATAGAAGTAACAGATTATTATCGTCAATGGATTGACGAAACATTTCAATGGATGAGAGATGTTCGTAAAGCATGGACAGATAAAACACTACCCACAAAAAACTACAGATCAAATTCAAAAATCTGTAAAACATGTCCAATTCAAAAAGCATGTGAAGATGCTGGCGCAGGGGTAGTAAAACTTAAATCCCTGGAGGGGCTCAGTGAAGTTATGTAGTGTATGCGATACATCATTTAAACCTAAAGTAACTTATCAAATTTACTGTAATAAGGTTTGTAGGGATATTGCAACCAGAGAAAAGATTGTAGAAAGGTATAACGTAACAAAAAGACAAAAACGAAAAGGTAAAAAGCGTTTATGTCTTGGTGGTTGTGCACAAGAACTTTCTATATATAACGACTCTGGATTTTGTTCAAATTGTAATGTTAGTGAAAAAGCAGTTGCAAAAATGTTAAAAGAGTTGAAAGGCTATATTGAATATGAGCAAGACTAAGTGGGGAGCAGAAGCACAGCCAAAAACTATTTGTGCTATAGATGCTAGTACTAATAGTCTTGCCTTTGCTTTGTTTGTTGGCAATAAACTTGAAAGTATTGGAAAAATTTCTTTTGAAGGAAAGAATATCTATGAAAAAGTTATGGATGCTGGCAAAAAAGTAAAAGCCTTTTTTGATATTTATGGTGGTTTTGAAGCGATAGTTATTGAACATACAGTATTTATGAATAGCCCTAAGACTGCTGCTGACCTTGCATTAGTTCAAGGTGCAATTCTTGGATCAGCAGGACAATCTGGAACTAAAATAATTGGCAGAGTTTCTCCAATTACTTGGCAAATTTTTATGGGTAATGGAAAAATATCTAAAGAAGAACAGTTACTAATACGATCTCAAAATCCTGGAAAGTCTGATTCATACTACAAGGCTTATGAAAGAATGCTTCGTAAAGAAAGAACAATTAATTTTATTAATATTAATTATGACAGAACAATTACAGATAATGACGTTGCAGATGCATGTGGTATTGGACATTGGGCTGTAAAAAATTGGGATAAGGCGATAGGAGAAAGTAAATAATGCCAGAGTTAAATGCAAACATACCACCGATTTCGTGTTATGTAAGAGGAAACTACTTAAGAAATCATCAAGATAGCCACGATAAATATTTTGAGTGCGTAGTCTTTGGTGTTTCAAGTTTAAAATCTAGAAGTCCGCTATTTCATATTATGATGCCAGACGGTGGCCTCTGGTGGAGACTTCCAATTTCTGCTTTCTGCACAGAGCCAGGAGTTCCTGAAGTTGATCTACACAATCTAGTGTTGTGGAATTCTTTTAGTCATCACATTGCTGTAACAAGATTTGAAAACCTAACAAACCTTAGAATGTCTTATATAGATAGAACAAAAACAATGAATAAGGGAACCTATCTATTTACATTAGACTGGCACAATCCAGACACAAATGTTTTAGATGATGGGTATTCTGAAAGTCCTGCAGACCATAAGTGTGGACATGTTATTCAAAGAGATGACGGAAATTTTGCTATTCAGCCTAACAATAGGGTTCGTGTTTATGAGCCATCATTTACTCTTGAAAAAGAATACCTAATTGATAGAATAATTAATGAAAGAAAATATGATGTTGAAAATCAAGATAAGTGGATTATGGAAAACTCGGATAGATTTAATTATAACATTGAAGAAAATCAAGGTTGACAAATAACGCTATGGCTGCTAAACTATATACATCAGAAGTCTATATGCGTAAGCGGTATCTTATGGATAAAAAGACTCCAGAAGAGATTGCAAAGGAGTGCGGAGCCAGTGTTGAGACTATCTACGTATACCTTGCTAAGTTTGGATTAAGGAAGTCTAAAAGATGAATAAGATAAAGAAGATTATATTTATATTGTCATTAATGGCAGCAGCAGGATTAACATATACTATTGTTGCATTAAAAAACATTCCAGAAGCATTTGACTGGAACTTAGAGGAAGATGAAGATGAAAATTATTAAGCATTTTGTAAATGTTGCAAAGGCACTTACACAAAGATTATTCTGTAAGCATACAGAGTCATCAATATCGTCTTGCCCATTTACTGGAAAAACGTATACTACATGCTTAAAATGTTTTAAAAGATTAAGCGTTGAGGTGACAAAGTAAATGATTCCTAAAATAATTTGGCAAACTTATGAGGATCCATATGACAAGTTAGAAGATAGCCTTAAGGAGTTAACCATTTCATGGAAAAAAATAAATCCAGATTGGGAATATAGATACATGTCTTCATCTGAAAGAGAAAACTTTATAATAAAGAATTTTGGAAAAGATTGGCTAGACATATATCTTTCATGTCCAATAAAAACAATGCAAAGCAATATTTGGAGATATATGGTTGCTTATGTATATGGTGGACTATACGTTGATTTAGATACAGTTTGTAATAAGCCTATAGAGGAATGGATAGATATTAATTTAAATTTACTTTTTTCTGTAGACACACTAGATAAAACATATTATGCACAATTTGCCTTTGCATCTTCTAAAAATAATGAAGTTTTAAAATTTTTATTAGATAAAATTAAAGAAAAGTTTTTAACTAGCAATCTTTTAGAAGATACTAAAAAACTTTCTTCAAGTAAACTAAGTTATAGTTATACTGGAACTGAAATATGGACAAACTCAATTAACAGTTTTTTTAAATTACAAAAAAAGGCTGCAGAAATAAACTCTACCTTTATTAATTTAAAAACAAAAAACCATGGAGCATACTGCTATGCAAAGAATGAAGAAAAGTTTTTTAATGGATATGGAATGACACATTTTGGATCTGGAGACTGGAGCAATAATTCATATGTTGCTTTTGGTAAAAAAATAGAAAAGAAAGAGTCAAATGGATAAAGCCCTAAATATAACTGTTGATCAAGTAAACCACCCATTTCACTATACCTCAGACCCTTCTGGAGTTGAGTGTATCCAAATTACTCGTCATCGTAACTTTAATATTGGAAATGCTTTTAAGTATTTGTGGAGAGCGGGACTTAAGGATGAAGCAAAGACCATTCAAGATTTAGAAAAAGCCATCTTTTATATTAAAGATGAAATAAATAGACTAGAGGGAAAGTATGTCAAGTGAGACAGAACTAATTCAGCATCTTGATGAAGTCAATCAGGTAGTAACGGAATACCTTAAGGGTAACGATCCCACAGTTATTTCTAAAGAATTAGATATTCCACGTACACGTGTTGTATCTTTAATTAATGAGTGGAAGGTTATGGCATCTGCTAATGATGCTATCCGTGCCCGTGCTAAAGAAGCCCTAGTTGGTGCAGACACACACTACACAAAGTTAATTACAAAAGCCTATGAGGTTATTGATGAAGCAAGTCTATCAACAAACCTTACTGCAAAGACTGCTGGTATTAAGTTAGTTTTAGATATTGAGTCAAGAAGAATTGACATGCTACAAAAGGCAGGTCTTCTTGAGAACAAAGAACTAGCAGAAGAAATGATTGAAATTGAAAGACGACAAGAAGTTCTTGTTGGAATCCTAAGAGATATTGCTTCAGAGCATCCAGAAGTTCGTGACATTATTATGAAGAGACTTTCTGCTATTGCAAAAGAAGGAGAAGTGATTACAGTTGTCCACGATGTTCAATGAGTTTCTTGAAGTATTAAAAGAAAATCACTTTGTTGAAACCCCAGTTGACGTAAAGACATTTGTCCAGTCACCTGATTATCTTGGTCAACCACTTTTATCTGATATCCAGTACGAAATTGTTGAGGCAATGAGCCAGATCTATCGTAAAGAAGATTTGATAGAGATCATGGGCGATGTTGAAGGGGCTAAACACTTTAGTAAGTACACTAAAAATGAATTAATTCTTCAACTTGGCAAGGGTAGTGGTAAAGATTTTATCTCAACAGTTGCATGTGCATATGTAGTATACAAACTTCTATGCCTAAAAGACCCAGCAATTTATTTTGGTAAGCCTGCAGGAGATGCTATTGATATTATTAACGTTGCCGTTAACGCACAACAGGCAAAGAACGTTTTCTTTAAAGGTTTTAAAACAAAGATTGAAAAGTCCCCTTGGTTTGCTGGAAAATATAATGCAAAGGCTGACTCAATTGAGTTTGATAAAGCAATTACTGTTTATTCTGGACACTCAGAAAGAGAATCTCATGAAGGTTTAAACTTACTTATGGCAGTTCTTGATGAGATTTCTGGTTTTGCAAGTGAAGTTGTATCTGGAAATGAGCAAGGAAAGACTGCTGATAATATCTACAAAGCATTCCGTGGAACAGTAGACTCTCGTTTTCCAGACCTTGGAAAAGTTGTTTTGCTTTCATTCCCACGCTATCAAGGTGACTTTATTTCTCAACGATACGAATCTGTAATTGCTGACAAAGAAACTATTGAAAGAACACATACTTTTATTATGAATGAAGACTTACCACATGAAGATCCAGGTAATCAATTTCAAATTTCGTGGGATGAAGATAACATTCTTCAGTACAAAATTCCAAGGGTATATGCATTTAAAAGACCTACATGGGAAGTAAATCCAACCCGTAAGATAGAAGACTTTAAACTAGCATTCTATACTGATCTTGGTGATGCCATGATGCGTTTTGCTTGTATGCCAACCTATTCATCTGATGCTTTCTTTAAGCAGATTGACAAAGTTGAGAAGTGTATGAACAGTAGGAATCCACTAGATTCATTTAGAAGGTTTGACGAAACATTTGTTCCAGATCCAGACAAGACATACTATATTCATGCTGACCTTGCACAAAAACACGATAAGTGTGCGGTAGCAATTGCTCACGTAGACAAGTGGGTAAATATCCAGGTAATTAAAGACTACGAACAAGTAGCACCAATTGTAGTAGTAGATGCAGTTGCATGGTGGGAGCCAAGAGCAGAAGGCCCA